GTGCCTACTGTTGCAAACATTGCAGAAAATGGAGCAATTGCAGAATCATCACTTTCAGCAACATTTTTGAGCGTACCTGTTCAAAGCTTCAAAGGTCGCGCAATTTCAACTGTGTAACTCATTGACCGTAGCCGGCCTGAGTACCTAACCGCGCTTTTGCAAAATCTTGAATTTGCTTATGCAAAAGTAACTGATGAATTTGCTGTTGGCACAATTGCTGGTGCAGGTCAGCAAACAGGTGTTAATGCAAACACATCAACAGGTTTCTTGGCTTACACATCACAAGCTGCCGGTGCTGTTTATTCATCATCACTCGGATTTGCTCGCAACATCGTTGTTTCTCCTGGACAATGGACAAACATCATGGGTTACAACGACAATGGCGCACCGCTTTACAATGCAGCGCAACCTAGCAATGCGGCAGGATCAGTCCGAGGCGATAGCTTGCGCGGTGTAGTTTCACCGGGCCTTAACCTCTTTGTTTCTCGCTCAATTGGTAACGCTGGTGCAACAACATCAACCGGAGATTTCTCAATGGCTGTTATCAATCCAGATGCATGGACATGGTATGAGTCACCACGCTTTACATTGCGCACAGCAATCCAAAGCGATGGAACCATTGATATTCTTTACTACGGCTATGCAGCAATTGCTCCAAAGATTCCATTTGGCGCATGCTGGAACCAGACCTGAGCTGAATAACAATCAATCATCGGTAGCGGTCGCTCCCGAACGCTAACGATACGAAAGGAACCGAGATGCCAGCAATAGTCACAGCCTCACAGCTGAGAAAAATTCTTGGCGTCTCGGTTTCTTTGTATTCGGATGCGGAGCTTGATCAAATAATTGATTCGGCTGAACAAACGATTTTGCCTTTACTTACGCAATACCAATCATCGGTGACTTTTGCCAACGTGGATGAATCCGTCATCTATTTCACCACAATGAGGCCGAATTATTTCGTGCCGGGTCAATCCGTTGTTGTTACCGGGGCCGGAGCTTACAACGCGACTTACACAGTCACCGATGATCGGATTGAGCCTTATACATTTACAGCTGCAACAGCGGCAGCCAATCGAGATTATCCATTGCCATTTATTCCAGCGGCCTTTGCAACGCTATCAGGCGGCTCAGCCGCGGCTTTATATGCAACTACGCCGCCGGTTGAAAATGCAATCTTGGTGGTAGCGGTGGAAATCTTCCAGAGCATTACGGCTCCGGGAAATCAAATTATGGGAGACAATTTTCAGCCAGCGCCATTTATTTTAGGCCGCAGTTTACAAAATAGAGTCATCGGGCTTCTCGGGCCGTTTTTGGACGTCGAAACGATGTGCCAATGACTATCGAAGCCGACATCCGCACGCCGCTTCAAACAGCACTTTCAACTATTGCGGCCAATGTGTACAACGGCATTCCAGAGACAATGACAAGTCCATCGATTTGTCTAGTGCCGGATTCGCCATATTTTGAAAGCGTATTGATAAACGGCGCAACAACAAAAGTGAAAATCAATCTGACAGTCACCGGAGTTGTTGGCTATTCAAACAATGCCGCAGCTTTGGACAATCTTGAACAGTTAATGATTGACATCATCAGCACAATGCCATCAGGCTATGAAGTTGGCGATGTCAGCTCACCCACACCATTGGAAGTCGGTGCCGGTAAATATCTTACGGCCGATTTACAAGTTAGCACCTACTACACCGACTAAGGAGAAACCATGCCAACAACTATCGTCACAGGCAGAGACATCACTTTCACCATTGATGGTGACAACTACGATGCACAAGCCACATCAGCAATTTTGACAATAGAATCAACAATCAACACATATCAGACACTCGATGGAAAAGCTTTTTTCACCACCGATTCGCAAGGTTCATTCGCCGTTGAGATGCTCGCCGATTGGCCAGCTGGCGGATCACTATGCAACGCATTATGGACAGCAGCAGACACAGCACCAAACACACCATTGTCGGTTGTCTTCACAGCTGCATCAGGATCAGTGTTCAATTTTGATGTGCAACCAATTTTCCCATCAGCCGGCGGCACAGCACCAGACGCACAGACAGTTTCACTTGCATTTACTTGCGTGACCACACCTACACTATAAAAAGGAGCCGGGAGCATGAAGCTACAACTGAACATCGAATACACATCCGGAGAATCTGCGTCATACACGGCGCAGGTTCCCGAATGGCAAAAGTGGGAGCAAAAGACTGGATTCATTATTTCGCAAGCTCAAGAAAAGATTGGAATTTCTGATCTTCTCTTTTTGTCTTATCACGCGATGAAGCGCGAAGCGGCTGGAAAGCCGGTCAAGCCTTATGAAGCTTGGTGCGAAACAGTGGCAGAAGTATCGGTCGGAGAAACGATCGACCCAAAAGCTATCCAGTCGGAAGCATAAGGCGCACAGTCTGGCAGGTCGCTCTTATGAGCAATCAGCCGGTCAGTTCGTTTATTGCCGCCGAAGATATTTTGACAGTTATCGAGATTATGGAGAAGCAAAATGGAAAGTGAAGTCATTGCCTATGACAAGGCAGAGCTTCGCGCCATCATCAAAGCTTTTCAAGTAATGGACGATGAAGCCATTGATGCTGCAAAACAGGAGTCCAGCGCACTGGCAACATTTGTTCAAAAGAATGTAAATGAGGCTGCCACGCAACGTGGGCCAGTAGCTTCACGAATTTCAGCCGGCTCAGTCGTCTCGAAATCTTCAAAAGTTGGTGAAATTTCATACGGCTTTGCACGTCAAAAATTCAGCGGCGGCGGCACAACTCAAAGTCTTTGGGGTGGCACAGAATTCGGATCAAACAAATTTCGTCAATTCCCAATCTGGTCAGGTCGTGAAGGACGCGGTTCAAAAGGTTGGTTTATTTATCCAACGCTTCGAAAGCTGCAACCAGACATCCTAAAGAAATGGGAAGAGGCATTTTCTAAGATTGTGAAGGTGTGGTGATGGCTGAGAGATCAAGAACGCTAAAGCTCTCGATTCTGGCAGACGTCGAGAATCTCACAAAGAATCTGAAATCCGGTTCAAAGGATGTCGGAACATTTGGCGATCAGATAAGTGACTTTGGCAAGAAAGCTGCTGTTGCTTTTGCAGCTGCCGGAGCTGCTCTCGGAGCTTTTGCGGTCACATCAATTAAGAACGCGCTGGCAGATGAAGCTGCTCAGCGAAAGCTCGAAGAGACTTTGCGCGCAAGTACGGCTGCTACAAATGCTCAGATTTCGGCAGTGGGCGCTTGGATTGACAAGACATCACTTGCAATTGGTGTCACAGATGATGAGCTTCGTCCAGCATTTTCCAGACTTGCACGATCAACAAATGACGTCGAAGAGGCTCAAAAGCTTCTCAATCTTGCATTGGACATTTCAGCTGCTACAGGCAAGCCGCTTGAAGGGGTCGCAAACGCTCTAGGCAAGGCCTATGACGGCAACGCCGCTTCTCTTGGACGTCTAGGACTTGGACTTGATGCAAATCTTCTCAAGTCAAAAGACACAGATGCAATCATGCAACAGCTCACTCAGACATTTGGCAATTTTGCTGAGAATGAAGCTGAAACAACTGCAAAGAAATTTGAGCGCGTCAAGATTGCCATCGATGAAGCTCAGGAATCAATCGGAGCAGCTTTGCTTCCAATCGTCGAGCAACTGGCCGATTTCTTAGTTGTGACTCTTGTTCCAAATATGAATCTTTTCATTGCAGCTCTTACTGGCCAAAATGGCATTGTTGATGGCATAGATCAATCTGGAGAATCTGCGTTTCAATTTGGTCTAAAGGTTCGAGGAATGATTGAATTCTTAATCCGAGCCAAAGAGGAATTTGCAGCTCTTGGTGCAATCATTGCAACAGTATTTGTTGTCTCAAAGATTGTGGCGTTTGTTCAAGCCATCCAGACAATCATTTCAGCTTTGGTTTTATTGCGCACCACGGCTCTAGGAGCTGCGGTTGCAACAGCTTTGGCGACCGGCGGCGTAAGTGTTGGAACAGCCGTTGCAGCGTTGGCCGCGGTCGGTGCAACAGCACTTGTGACAAAGAATCTTTTTGATTTAGCTGGTGGCAACGACGTGGCGGCCAGCTTCCCAAGTGGAAAGAATCCAATTCAATCTGGTACATATTTGAACGATCCATCGTCATTCATTCCAAACTTTAATGCTGGCGGCGGCGCCGGCGGTGGCGGCGGTGGCGGCGGCGGCGCCGGCGGTGGAAGCATGGGTATTCCTACTGGAGCAACAGATGTCAAAAATCTTTTTGATCGTCTGACTAATGTTCAAGACAAATTTTCAGACCTGCAATTCCTAGTTGAAACTGGTGGAATCAGTAAAAGTTTAGGTCAAGCACAGCTTAATGCGCTGACAAAAGAATTCAGAGTCTTGGAAAGACAAGCCGAGGCTTTGACACCTCGACAATTTAACACAGGCGCAGGAAACTATGGCGGAATGGCCGGTGCAACCACAATCAATCTGACAGTCAATGGAGCAATTGACGCTGAAGGCACAACACGAACAATTGTTGCCGGTCTCAATGATTCGTTCTATCGCGGAACTCTTGGAGCCGGTGCGTTGGTGGGTCTTAGCGCATGACACAATTCAATCCAGTATGGAATGTTCTGCTCAATGGTGTTTCAATAACAGATTCGGTTCTTTCGTCAATGACCATTACTTCCGGTCGGACAAATATATATGAACAAACTACGGCCGGTTATTGCAATCTCACGTTGGTCAATCTGAATCAAGCTCCGATTACCATTGCAATTAACGATTCAATCACAGTGGAACTGCAGAATTCGTCAGCCGTATTTGTTCCGATATTTGGCGGCACAATCACTGATCTCGGAATTCAAGTGGCAGAAGTCGGCGGCATCGGTTACACACAGCGAATCAATTTAATTGCTTTGGGTGCGCTTTCAAGGCTTCCAAAGATTTTGACAGATGGTGTGCTTTCAAAAGAATTTGATGGAGACCAGATTTATGATGTCTTATTTCCTTTATTATTTCAAGAATGGAACAAAGTTCCAGCGGCTTTACAGTGGCAAAATGTTGATCCAGCGCTTCAATGGAATGATGCTTTCAACACTGGACTTGGAGAGATAGATCGACCAGGAGACTATGAGCTGGCAGCACGTACATCCAGCCGAACAGATGTCTATTCACTTGTCAGCGGACTTGCGACATCTGGATTGGGTTATCTATATGAATCGGCTACCGGCCAAATTAGCTATGCAGATTCGACTCATCGCTCACAATATCTTGCAGCAAACGGCTATGTTGAGTTATCGGCCAATGATGCTCAAGGCTCAGGATTGGCAATTAAGACACGTGCCGGAGATGTTCGCAACTCAATAACAATCAAATACAACGCAACATCCTCAGCTGAAGAATCGGCCAGTGATCCAGATTCAATTGCACTTTTCGGCGAGCTTGGACAAATCATTACAACTACTTTGCATAACGGCGCGGATGCGCAAGATCAGGCAGATTTTTATCTTTCGCTTCGGGCTTATCCTCAAGCCGCTTTTACTAACATCACCTACCAATTGACGAACCCAGATATTGACGATTCAGATCGTGACAATCTCATTGAGATATTTATGGGAATGCCAGTGTCAATTAGTGATTTGCCACTCAACATGGTCAGCGGTAATTTCTTGGGATTTGTAGAAGGCTGGACTTTTCAAGCGTCATACAATCAAATTGCAGTCACAATGAATCTCTCGCCTATTTCTTACAGCTTGCAAGCTATGGCGTGGCAAGACGTTCCAATGACGGAACAATGGAGCACAATTAACCCGACGCTCGACTGGGCTTCGGCAACTATCGTCAGTTAAGGAGTAAAAATGACAAATCCAACCAGCAACTACAGCTGGCAAATGCCTACGGCGACTGATCTCGTCACGGATTTGCCGGCGGATTTTGAAGTCTTTGGTCAGGCAGTAGATACAAGCGTGAAAGCTTTGTCTCCGGGAACGACTGCCGGTGACGTCGATTACTACACGTCCAGCACAGCGAAAGCGCGTCTCGGTATTGGCACAACTGGCCAAGTCTTAACAGTGGCCGGCGGTGTGCCATCTTGGGCAACTGCATCAAGCGGTGGAATGACTTTACTGAGCACTACAACGCTTACAGGAGCAAGCGTTACAGTTAGTTCAATTCCATCAACCTACAAAGAATTGCGCATATTTGTTCAAAACTTTTCTCCATCGACAGACGCAGAAAATCTTCTGATGCGAGTGAACTCAGATAGTGGTAGTAATTATGCATCCACTAATACAATTTCTAATACTAGTTTAACTAAAGCAGCACAAACATTTTTCTTTTTATCTGCTGGGGCAGATAACGGAGTAACAAGTAGCACGATGGATGTTTCTTTACCAAATTATGCAAATACAGCAGCAGTTAAACAATTTTCTTCAGATTCTTTCGTTACAAATAGTACAACCACATCAAATTGGAATATGCAGAGATATGTTGGAGTTTGGAATAACACTTCTGCGATTTCTTCATTAACTTTTTTATGTGGTTCAGGAAATTTATCAACAGGAACAGTCCTATTATACGGAGTATCATAATGAAAAATACATCTCGTCCAATGGTAAGAATTCACAACATCGAAACCGATGAAGTAATTGACCGCGAAATGAACGACGCGGAATTTGCTCAATATGAAGCGGATCAAGTTGCGCAAGCCGCTGCCAACGCAGCAACAGCACAAAAGGCTGCTGATCGTGCAGCACTTCTTGCACAATTAGGCATCACCGAAGAGCAAGCGAAGCTCCTACTCGGATGACGTATCCAACTGGCACAGCTGCTCGACTCGTCGAAGTAGCGCTCGCGGAAGTCGGTACAATTGAGGAAGGCGATAACCTCACCAAATACGGCAAGTTCATGAAAGCTGATGGACTGCCGTGGTGTGGATCGTTTGTCAATTGGTGTGCGGATCAAGCCGGGGTCAAAATTCCATCGATGGTTTCAACAGCTGCCGGAGCCAACAAAATGAAGGACAACGGCAGATGGATTGATTCCACGCCTAAAGTCGGCGATTTGTGCTTTATGGATTTTCCACATGACGGCATCGATCGCATCTCTCACATTGGCATCGTGGTCAAAGCCGGCACAAAATCAGTGCTTTGCGTAGAAGGAAACACTTCCGGCACCGGTGATCAACGCAATGGCGGCATGGTTATGATTAAACGCCGACATATTGGCAAAGAAATTGTTGGGTTTGCTCGGCCAAAGCTTGTTGCATATTCGGGAGATTTTCCAAGTGTGGAGATTCCAGATGAAGCTCCCAAGAAAGGCAAGAAAATCAAATGAAGCAAATTAAAGCAATCGCAGCCTCATATTTACGCAGCGCAACAGCCGGAGCGTTAGCTGTTTATATGACAGGCAACACAAATCCAAAAGACATCGCAATGGGCTTAGTTGCAGGAATTGTGCCGGTATTGGCTCGATGGGCTAATCCAAAAGATTCAACATTCGGGGTCAAGGGGAATTGATTCCGAAACGCGCGGCATGGATAGGAGCGGTGATTCTGTCACTGCTCTTATCCGGCTGCGCCTATCAAGGATGGACACGATATGACTGCCAACTCTTCGAAAACTGGAATGCTCCAGAATGCAATCCGCCACAATGCAAAGCGCAAGGCATCTGCACAGAAGATGTATTCGGATACGATCCACGTGAAGCGCAGCCGCTTAACAAATGAGCAGCTTAAAGCTCGCCTCATCGTATTCATCGGAGTCGTGTTAGCTGCCACATTTTGCTTCTCAGTGGCCGGAATGCTGTACGCGTTAATTTTTGTGACTCAGCCTCTTGGAGATCAAGCTCCTAATGACAGAGCTTTCATTGAGCTTTTGTCTACTCTTACAATTTTCTTAACCGGCGCTCTGGGTTCAGTACTTGCATCAAATGGACTCAAAGATAAGCCAAAATCTCCACAAGACACGCCGAAAGATGAGCGTGAATCTTGAAATTGTCGGTGGAATGACTCATTCTATGTCTGGGAGCTGGTCAGCATTGCTCGTCATAAATCAATTATGGCCAGCTCCCACCAAGAGAATCGGGAGCTTTAAATGGACACACTGCAAATTGCACTGATGGTCAGTGCGGCTAGTTTTATCGTAGGAACTTTGGTGGGCGCTAGGCATGGATATATCAAAGGCGAATTGAACGGATCGCGTCGCGGCTTCAAACGCGGCATCGATGTAAGCCGAAAGAATCGAACAAATGCCTAACGCGTTGGAAGGATACGAGAGTGTTGCGGAAAGACTTGAAAAATTCTGGAATTTGTATCCGGCTGGAAGAATCAGCTCTGAGATCGTGTATCAAGACGGACAGAGATACATCGTCAAATCCGACTTATACAGAGACATTGACGACCTTATCCCATTTGCAACAGATTACGCCGAAGAGATTCGTACTTCATCTAATAAATTTCCGCTTGAAAATGCGTCAACCAGCGCAATCGGTAGATCGCTGCACACAGGTGGATTGTCCAAGTTTTCGGATGGAATAGCACGTCCGAGCTTTGAAGAGATGCGTCGCGTCAATCTGAGTGTTGTGCCGCCGGCAGAGCCGGAACCTCGCGATCCGTGGTCATTTGGCTCAGCTGTAGATTCCACAGTCAATGCCATTGTTGCCGGAGAAGCTCCACAGATTGCACCTTCATGCAATCATGGCGCACGCCTTTGGAAAGAAGGCGAATCCGCACGTGGCAAGTACGCTGGATGGGTCTGCTCCGAAAAGAACAAAGCCAATCAATGTAAGGCTCAATGGCTTACTCTTTCAGCTGATGGAAGGTGGGTCTGATGGGTTACGTCGAGGCGTTTCCAATTGGAACATGGGATTACTGCGACAACTGCGGCAAAGGCAATCCTAAGAGCGCGCTTCTCAAAGAGAGTGTCGATGGTCAGACAATGCGTTGGCTTTGTTCTGGATGCTATAAATGATAAGCCGTATCACGCGAGAGCAGGAATGGGCTTGCATTGATGCAGCTACAGAGAAAATCAAAAGACGTGGATTTGAACCCAATCACAAATCCAGAGTCGAACGAGACATGACATTCATGGACTTTGTTGCTCAGACGGCTGAAGCTTACGCAGCTGAATGGGCTGTGGCCAATTATTTCAAGCTTCCATATCAGCCAAGCCAATCTGAAAGCAAAGAGCGCGCTGATGTTGGCGAGAGGCTCGAAGTCAAGTGGTCGCGCCATCCAGCCGGCAATCTGTGGATTGGTCACTCTGATCGTGCAGATGATGTTGCGGTGCTCGTAGCCGGCCGTACGCCGCTATTTAGCATACTTGGCTGGATTCCAGTGAGCATTGCGAAGCGCGACAAATACAGGCATTCCACGCAAGACAAATGGATCGTCAGCCAAATCAATCTTCAACCGATTGAAACGCTGGAGAGGAGCAACTTTGCGAACGCCATCCGTACCATGTCGAATGTGTAAGAAAGTCACACTGCATCGCGAGCGCATAGTCACCGACAATTTGCCGCCGAATGTAGCTGTATTGGAATGCTCAGTCTGCTCAATCATGGGCGTTGTGTTGCTGGAATCTGCCGATGCCTAGTTATGAGTATCAATGCACAGCCTGTGCACAACATGTGGAAATCACACGATCAATTGAGGATTCCTTTAGTCGCGTGCCATATTGCGAAAGCTGCATGATTCCAATGGCTCGGGTCTTCTCAGCTCCAATTGTGCAATTCAAAGGTGATGGATGGGGTGCGTCATGACACGCCGATTCATGCGCAAATTATCCACAGGCTTGACACACTTGACAGCGTCGGTACGATCTACTCTCTCGACGAGAGCCGGTGCACCGGATGGCTCGCGTTCGAGACATCTAGCGGCCGCTCTCTGTGTAGCGATGCTACTCCCATGGCCAGCACAGGCAGTTGAGTCAAAAGATGTTTATATACTTTACGCACACACAAAGATTGTTGATTACAAACAATTTAGATGTTTCAAGCTTCTCATATCAAAAGAGAATGCATCATGGAATCCAAAAGCTGTAGGCAATCTTGCAGGATCAAGGCGTGTTTATGGCATAGGACAGATGAAGTCAGAGCATTACAAAACTCTCGATGCTTTCGCACAGATTGATGCTTCATTGAAGTACATAAAAAATCGTTATGGAACGCCTTGCAAAAGCTGGAGTTTCTTTGAAAAGAATGGCTACCACTAATGAGTAGAGCTTGGAAGAATGGTTCGACGAGTCGATGGCGTAAGATTCGAGAACGAATTATTGCAAGAGATCGGTGTTGTCAGAAGTGTGGTCAGACTGAAGGCAAAATGCACGTTGATCATATAATTCCAAAGCGATTGAACGGATCAGATGATGAGTGGAATCTCAGATTGTTATGCGAATACTGCAATTTAAGCAAAGG